ATGTTTTAAACGTAGGATTAGCTATTGTTAAAAACACATTAGTAGAGTTTGATCAAGTTAGATACTATAAAATTAATCAAGAATGCCGGCAGATGCTGATAACCCAATTAAGCGAGTGGGCTGATCTTGATAATGCCGATCTTTATTATTCTTTGATTATAAGTAAACTTTCTTTTAGAAATACATCAATAAATATAAAAGATAAGCAACAATTTATAAAAGCATTAAATACACATATACTTTATAATAATTTATGTAAAGTCATTTATGATGTTGATAATTGCATGAATTATCACAAAGATTTAATTATAAAAAATCTTGATTTTAGACTTTTAATAAATGAATTTAAAGACAATCAAAAAGCTGTTTTTATAGCTGACCCGCCATATACTGAGAGTACTGATTCGAATTATAAAAACAGTTTTAAATTAATTGATAGCTTGATTTTATATAAAGATCTCAAAGAATTAAATTCAATTATATTTTGTAATGAGACAACTAAAATTATTGATTATGTATTTAATAAATGTTTTTTTAAAGAAGGATCAATAGCGTACGAAAGCAAGCAGACGTTTAATCCTCATGGTTTAGAGTATATGATTGTTAACAAATGATAGACAACTTAGATCAAGATATAGAGCTAAACGACTTGGCTTTGGCTATCGATTACGCTATTAACCAAAAATTAATAGAGCTTGAACTATATCTGCCGGCGGTTGTTGTCGCATATAATCCATCGGCTAAAACTGTAGACGTTCAGCCTTTAATCAAAATTCGCTCTACGTCGAACCAAGAATATGACAGAGCAGTAGTGCCTAATGTGCCGGTATTTTTTGCTGGTAATAGCTCGTACTCTATACATTTTAGCTTATCAGCAGGTGATATCGTGTTATTAAAAAGCTGTGATAGAGATATATCTAACTATATTACTGCTAGCGACAAAACCAAAACAGTTAAAGCAGATACTAACCGCATGTTTAAATTTTCAGATGCGTATGCTGTACCGTTGTGCGTAGGTAATTTTAGCACTGATAATAGTTTAACTATACAGCACCTTAACAATAATTGCTCGATTAAAGTATCGGCAAATGAGATCAGAATTAAAGCCCCAACCATTATAGCTGATGGCAACGTACAAATAAATGGGAGCTTGACAGGAGGCGGAGATATAACAGCAACTGGTGCAATTAATGCGACAGGAGGGATTACCTCAGCTGGTGGGATTACGGGTGGAGGAGGATTATCTTTAGCTAGCCACGTCCATGGCGGTGTTACTGTAGGCGGAGACACGACAGGAGTCGCGCAATGAGATGTTTTTCTGCCGATGATGACACCAATGATTTTATCTTGGAGAAAGGCGATATCAAATTAGATTATGATGGTTTTGCTTTAACGACTATTAGCAAACAAATAGTAAAAACTTTTTTTGGTGAGTTGCCTTTTGACGCAGAGAGCGGAATCCCTCATTTTGAAACTGTGCTCAGGTCTGGTGATAAAGTCGAATGGGAGTCATCTATAAAAAATAGATTGAACTTAATCCCTGAAGTTTTGTCTACTGACATCACTTACAATGCATTCGAAAATAATGTACTAAGTTATAATTTAGTAATTAATAGTGATTTTGATCAGATTATTTTAAACAATAACTCAAAAGTAGGCTAAATATGGCTGTAACAATAATTGAAAACAAATTGACAGGCACGTTTACTGCCGATGCTGATGTAATAGCTCAAGATACTACAGATACATTTTTAGCGGTATTTGGTGGCGACCTAAATACAGCACCAGAATCGACAGCCGGTAGGTTAATAGAGTATTTTGTCGGTCAAAAAACCGAAATGGCTTTAAATTTAACTGCTTATGTTAGCCAAGCTTTTAACCCGGATTTAGCGGGCGGAGCGGTTCTGGATGCGCATTGCGCAAACCTTGGCATTATCAGAAAATCTGCAACTAAAACCATAGTTACAGCAATAATATCTGGATCGGCAGGAGTGATTGTGCCAGCTGGCTTTAGAGCTAGAGCGACAGATGGGAATGTATATTCTGCGATAAACGGAGGTACCATCGATGGTACCGGTCATGTAACATTGCAATTTGTAGCAGAAGACGCAGGGCAAGTCCTTTGTGATGCAGGCGAACTATCAGAGTTATTAGATTACAAGTCCGGAATATCCTCAGTTAACAACCCGACGGCTGGGATAATTGGTATAGATGCGGAGACAGATGCACAATTAAGAGCTAGAAGGATAGCTTCGACTGGCATGGCAAGTTTAGGGACTTTGCAGAGTGTATATGCTAGATTATTTACACTACCATCTTTACGCTCTGCTTTTGTGCAAGAAAACAAGACGAGCGGAACTTTAGTTATTAATAATATTAGCATGCTACCGCACAGCATCTATGTCTGTGCAGAAGGCGGTGTTGATACTGATATTGCTAAGGCTCTTATTGCAACTAAAAGTATAGGTTGTAATTATACTAATAATGCTGCAGGTAGCCCAAGCCTAGCAAAGTCAGTGACTATTATGGATGATTATGGCGTTAGTAATACTGTACTTTATGATGTCGCTGAAGAGATTTTTATTGATGTAAAGGTCACTGTTAAACAAGGTCGAAGCGCAAGAAATTTAACTGAATATATACCTGATGTGGTCTACACTCGGTTTTCTGGATCCCCTACTGCTTATACTGATAACGACGGATGGATAGTAGGAGGGTCTATTTTGCATCATGAAATTAGTGCTACGATTAACGCATTTGACCCAAATATCATCATACTTAAAACTGAAATTAAAAAGAGTACAGACCCAACTTTTGCACAAGATGTTATAGTTTTAGAAAAGTGGCAAGTTGGCAAAACTAGCAGATCATCTGTAACAGTTAATATAGTGAGCTGATAATGACTGTTAAAATACAAGACAATTTAAAAGATTATGATCAAAATAAGCATGTGTTATGGCAATATGAAGACGCTTTAAAATTTAGAGCCTTGCTTGAAGCTGATGCAATGTTGTATAATAAAAGTATAAATAAATTTATTGCTGACTATCCAAAAAATTATATTAGTATAGCAACTGCTAATGAGATGGGGTTAGAAAATTGGGGCAGAATACTTGGGTATGACGTATTTAGATATAATGAGACTAGTTTAACGCCTTTTGACGCATTTGGCTTTAACCAAGACGCCGATCATACTTTTGATAATTCTGCTTTTGCAAGCTCAGGGGGCGCAATCTTTATATCTGCAGAGGAGCGCAGAATTGCATTGCAATTAAGATATTTCTTTTTGAGTTGGAATTCTTGCGTAAATCAAGCAAACACTTTTTTAAACTATTTGTTTAAAAATTATGGCGATATAAACATGACAGATAATCTAAATATGACAGCTACTATTAATGTCTTTTTTGATGTGTCAAAATTTAATTTTGTGTTTAACCCCGTATACAGAGATGAATATTGGATTGCACCGACGGGCGTAAAATATTTATTTAGTAACATTGTGGGCGAGGTGTTTGGATTTGACGGCGATGCAACAAGTCGAGTTAAACCATTTGACATAGCCCCATTTATAAAAACCTTAGGAAAACAAAATGGTTGATCAAATAAAAGTATTTGCGATAAACGGCGACAGAACAACAATACCGGATAACGACCCAAGTTTAGTCTCTTACGACAAAGGGTTTCCAGCAAGCTATTCTGGGGCTGGAGCTCTAAATTATCCCGAGCGCGAAGTAATAAATGAAGCTTATTATCGTATAACTAGTACTTTAGAAGATTATCAAACGCACGGCATCCCAGAGTATTTTGCAGGTAAAACTTACCCTGCAGGGGCTTTAGTAAGAGAAACAGCCACAGGGAAAATTTATCAATCAAAAGTTGGGGCGAACGCAGCTGCGTTAAATATCGTAGCAAATTGGGCTTTATTTAATGCGAGTGACTTTGCAAGTTTAAATATTGGCGGGTCATTTAATGCGACGCCTACAGTACCGTCCATCTGGATTTCTTCTTTTGGGTCAAATGTATTTAATAACAGACTGCCCAATTGGTTTGATGTTAAGTCTCTCACTGATTACTATTTTTCAACGCCAACAATACAGTTCAGCGGTAAAGCTGCATCTAGCCCTGCTTTAAATTCAAACGATACGTCAATTGCAACAACGGCATGGACAAAAAGCCAAGGATATTTAGCGACAACTACTTATAATGATGATTTTAAATACTTGTTTACAACTTACCCCAAACAGCCCTCTGGGTTAACGCCAACTGCTGGCGGGAATTGGGCAACCGGAACCCCAAATGAGGTTTATGCGCATCCATGTATTGCAGTCAATCAGTATCCAGATTATGCTGTCCCTATGCTAAACTTGGGGGTGAATGGAGTCACTGGAGCTCCAGGGTCGATCGGATCATTACAGTTAGAGTATCATCATTATGTTGACAATTGCACATTAAGATTTAGATCTTATGCTACAGGAGCTAGCCCTGAAGTGACCAGCTGGAAGTATTTTATAACATCTTATAGCTATCAGCCGACGTTGCAATTTGGCGAGACTATTGTTACCAATCAAAATTTTAAACAAAATTTAATCAATATGGGAGATAATATACCTGCCGGTATGCTAATGCCATTTCACCCGTCTTATCCGGCTCCGAACCCAGCTTTATGGGCTAAATGTGACGGCTCAGACCCTAGAGCGCCTAATTTAACTGATTCAGCGATCGTGCAAGGCGGTGGATTAATTCCTCTGGGAGGATTTGGTGGCGACAATAACGCTCAAGTAATATCTCATACTCATACTATACAAAACATCCCAGCAGGCACAGCAAATTCTGATGGACGGGTAAATGTAGCCGGATCTTACCCAGGCGCTGGAGTGTTTTTGCCTCAAAATGCCGCATCAACAACCACTTGGAGAGCATCAGACGTACCAACAACATCAACCGGAGTTGATGGCACGGGCAAAAACATGCAAAAATCTTGGGGTGCAAATTGGTATTTAAAAGTGGCTAACTAGCCTATTTTATTTTTTTCAAATAGCGCTAAATAAGTTTGGGTTAGCTTGTATCTGTCATCTAACCCATTAATGCCACCGTTTATAGCTTTTGTTACAGCTTTAACAGTCTGCAGATCAAACCCTTGTCTGCAAATATCCCATACCTTATTTTTGTCAAAATAAAAGTCTATGGTGCGCATAAAATAATCATCATTACTTATAATAAGATCCGGGTTAGTCATAATTGATTGATCATTAACATAGTCTGCAAATTTTTGATAGTTATATCTGCCGGTTAACTGGATCGCACCCCTGCCGATATACAAGAATCCGTCTTCAGTATGGCAGCCTCTATTTCCCAAGTCAACTCTCCCACCATAAATTTGGCATGCCAAATTCTTTACCCCAGAATTTATTAGCTCTCTTGCTCGTGTTAAAGTCCCCACCCTTGCCCCAAAAGTTTTTAATAGCCCTTCTGGAGTATAACCCCATTTTTCTTTAAAGATTTTAAATCCGCCGGTTTCATGGTGCATTTGAGCTAAAGCATGGACGACACAAAGATCTGTTATTTTATTATCTACTCTTAGCTTATGTAGCTTTGCTTTTATTCTTTTCTCAACATGATCAAAAGATTTAGCTTGTAAATTTATCAACTCTAATTCCTTTTCTTTTTTTTTAATGTTTCAAAAGAGTAATACTCTTGCTCATATAAATCAAGTCTTTTGTCTGCTATAGTTTTACGTTCTAAATGTGCGGGTATTAATGATATATAAATAGTTGCAATTATTACTGAAAATATAGATATTGCTAAAATATACTGATGTTTAGTCTTCATTTTAACTCTCCTTATTTTTATTTTACAGTGTTATATATCCCCATAAGCTCTTTTTTGTTTATAACTCTAATTTGATTACAAAATTTATACACATAAAAATCGGGCTTAACTGTTTTAATTATTACATTTGATTTAAAGTACTGATTAATTATATTAACTTGCTTTTCTATGCGTCGATAAATTAACATTATATGCTCCTTTTTTAGTAAAAATAATTAGACACAAACGCTGTAATGACATATAAAGCCAATGCAGCGTCAACAATTAATACAACTTTAACTATCTTCCAAATCTTTTTCTTGCTCATCATAATAATATCCTATGCCATAATCGCAATAATCTTGATATGCTAAATCTAGCTCATGCTGTGTATATCCTACAAAACTGTAATCCATGCGACCTCCTATTTTTATATTATACTATAGCATCTGCTATAAGTCAATACAGCGCAGACAAAGGGTTATCCGGGGTAATAATCAAACTCTAAAGGCGCAGCATAAAACCAGTGCTTGTCTAAGTCAACACCTTTTTCTAAGCACTCAGCGCCCAGAGTCGTCCAGTTCATTTCTTTTCTTAACACATAATCTCTGCGTACCATTAATTTGCCTTTTTTATCATAAATTTCTATTTGATCTTTAACGCCAGCTGGCAAATAAGCTCTTATCCCATTTTCTTTTGCAACTCGATCGCCTTCAGCCATTTTTTTGCCATCGTGATGCGTTTTCCAAACGTCATAAGCTTTTTTACTTTCAGAGATATGATAGGGCATAGGATCATCTGGGTCGTTCGGAAGATCAATTCTTTGATAAACCACTGCTTTTTCTGCGTCTTTTTTCTTGCTCATTGTAAACTCCTAAATTTATATTATAGCATGTTTAGAGATATATCCCTCTTTAAACGGGGTTTCTTCATCATACCGCCTTCTCTTTTTTGGTTATGTATCCCTCTTTAAACGGATTTTCGTAGTCGTACCAGAGTAAGATGCATTTAAATTGCTGCTTTAAAAATGTATAATCATAAAGTTTTGGCTCTTGCTCTCCTATTTTTGTGATTTTATAATTCGGGATGTTAAGATTATACTCTTCATCATTATAAGCTTTTTTAAATGCCAAAAGATCAATATCTGGATTTTCGGTAAATATTAAAGCTGTATCGTTATCTTCTATCAAAATATCTAATATTTGGATAGGCTGGTTGTTTTTTATTAAATTGTTTAGCGCATTATCAATATCGTCTAAACAACTTGTATTATAATCTTGCTGACAGTCAGAATATATAGAATATCTATACTTAAACACCTTAAACTCTTCGATAGCAGTTCTTGTATAACTTATAGTTTCTTTTATCTTGTTAGCGCTTTCAATTAAGACTTCATTCAGTTCTTGCTCTGTCATTTTACCTCTCCCTGTTTTTTAACCCACTCTTGCAAGCTTTCTAATTGAGTTACTGTTTCGTAATGTCGCTTGTAATTCTCTGCTTTCGATCATTTTATTCTCTTTTATATTTATATTATATGCTTATCAGTTTGATAAGTCAATAAAATCTATACAAATGGTCATTTAGCTTTAGCTTTATATTTAGATCCACAAATTAAGTAGCCTGAGCTGAATACAGCTAAATAAGATATAGTTAATGCTATTAGTTTATAGTTTAATGTCATTAATGATCCCCCATGTCTTGCAGTTCAACGTAAGTTGCTATTCTATCGTCATCTTCTTCGCATCCCCATGAGTCATAAGATGCTTTATAGCCAATATGATTTTTTTGCTCAGCTTTTTGATTGCGACCAAACGCCTCTGTTAAACTACCATATATCTCATGACCACGACCTCTCAAAGTCGCTTCTAGCACGTATGGTGATATTTTATCTGCAATTTCTTTTGTTGTACACCCATTATTTTTAAATTTATTTAAAAAATATTTAATAGTATTAATTAAATGATCATCTTTTAACGTACATATCAATATTTGATCGCCTCTCTTCGTGCGATGATATTCAAACATTTTGTTACCCCTTATATTTATATTATATGCTTATCCTCCGGATAAACCAATAAAATCTAGACAAATGGTCATTTAGCTTTTAATATCTTTTTAGAAGCTCTTCTGTGGGCAGCAATAATAACCCGCTCTGGCAAAGCTTTATAAGCTTCTGAATAAAACCACACCATACTTTTTATGAAGTTAAAATCTGCTTCTGCGACAAAAGCCTCTGCGTCAGCAGCTTTATATAAAATCTCTAGAGATTTATTAACTAATTTATCATCATCTTTATATATCTTATTTAATACCAATGCATCTATCATCGACATGGCGTACAATAAGGGACACCAGTACTCCGGTGTTAACCCCTTTGATTCAATGTTTTGTATCGCTTGATATATCCATAAAAAATGGTGTAAATATTCTTTATCGCTAAAAGAATGAATGCTACTAGCCATAATTTGATCTGTTAAACTGTAACGTTTCGGTATCAATAGTTTTCGCATTAGTATTTATCTCTTTATTGTCGTTATATAATCTTACTCGCTCGATTAAAGCCATCCAGCTTTCAATTCTGTTAAGAGATTGTTTAGTCTCAATTAATTCTTTATTTTGATTTGTCATTGATAGCATCCTTGGCTTTTATTCTTAAATCAATATAATCTAATATAATTAATATATTAAAAATCATGTAAGCTAACCCTACAAAATGCTCTGGCACTACATTAGTCCCAAAATCTAATAAATAGCCTAAGTACCCTATAAAATCTTGCATAATTAATTTGTATACTACGATCAAAGCGACTGCTATTTTAAATACTTTGCTAGTTGATCTAGTTTTTAATCCTATTTTAAACATTTTACTCTCCATTTTGTATATTTAATAATTGTATAATTGTATATATTGTCATATTCTTTGCTTCTAAAGTTTCCCATCTGTCATGTTGATTCATCAACATTATAATGTTAAATCTAGCAAAGCTGGTTTGTCTTATTAATATTACATTTTCATTGTCTCTAACCTCCCTTTCAAAATTTAATAATTGTTTAGGGGTTAATGCTTGAGCATCTAGACCCCAATACTTTTTATATAGCATCTAATACATACCCCTTAAGTCTTTTTGCACCTAATTTTTTTCTTAATGTTAAGATGGTTAATACTGACACCCCAAAATGCTCCGCTGCTTCTTTATCTGTCCCCTCAAAGCCCTCTATATATTGTTTAAACGCCATAAAATTAACTTTTCTTGAAAAGACTTTAGGTCTAGTTTTTGCTTTTTGCTTAATTAAGCCTAATTTCTTATTTCTAAAAATTATTGTTGTATGAGCAACGCCAAGGATTAAGGCTATTTTTTGTAAAGTCAAATGCTGGTTATTTAAGATAAACTCAGCGTATTCTTGATCTGTCATTACACTATACTTGTTCATATTGAAACCTTTTATATTTAAGCTATAAATATAGTATATCATAATTAATTAGCATTGTCAATATTTTCAAACATTAAAGCATATTCAATGTTTTCTTTAAGATAAAAGTAATTGATGTTTTTTGGATATATTCTTCTTTTTTCCCAATCCTCTTCTATCAAGCCCAAATTTATTAAATGTATTACAGCTTGTCCTCGCTCATAATCATCATAATCACTCATATGGGCCCAGCCACGTGCGCAAATCTTAACATAATGACGTGTCTGTTTTTCAGACAAACCCAGCTCTTTACAAAGTTTTTGTGCAATTATTGTATTAAGTATTGATAGCATTTTTCTATCTCTTTCTCTTTAGTTAAAGCGCACTACTTAAGTGCGCTATGGGGCTGTTAATATTTACATCATATCAGACATAATTTTATAAAGCTCTCTGCATTTATCAGCATACAATGTTATTGATTCAGCTTTCTTAGCTCTTTGCTCGTCAGTTAAGCCTGCAAGCATCTCTTCAACTTCTGCTTGCATAAAATGCAAGCTAATACCAGCCTTTTGTATATGTTTATGTAGCATTTTTTATTATCCTTTAGTTAAGCGCACTTAAGTAGTGCGCTATGGTTAATTCAAAAATATTATTTAATTATGCTGCTATTGCGAATTTATGATAATCTAACATGTCATTTAGTAGTTCTGATCTTAATTCACAGACATAATTATAATTAACATTATCTGCGAAAAACTCTTTATACTTTGTTATGTCTTGATCAGATAAAAGATAATCTTCTATTGCGTCTCTTAGCGAAAAAAGCGAGTGATAATCAAAATATGACGTACTTATACTAAGAATAAACTCTTTTTGCAATTTCAAAATCTCTTTGATGTTGTCAATAGATAATTTGTCTACGCCACATAACACTGCGTCGATAGCGCAATATCTTTTAGAGTAGCTTTGTAAGTCTACGTTTATATAATCTGTGTAATTCATTTTTTTTATCTCCAATGTAGTTTAAAAAATTATTTGTAGCTTGTTGTTTTGTTGCTCAACTAACTATATATTAATTATATCAAAACATACTATAAATGTCAAGTATGTTTAGTTAACCACCATTTAATCTTTACGACCCTAAAGGTTTTTGCAACCCTCTTGCTTTGTCATTACAAAATGATCTTGCATCTTTGCCTCTATATTTATATTATACTAAAATTAAGTCTAATTGTCAACGCTATTGACGATTTATCCGATAAATGGTATTATGTCACTATGGATAAGATTATACAATTAGATATATATAGTGATAATTACAAAGAGATATTAGCAGGCATATACAGAGCGCAAACATCATCTATAATAGATATCAACTATAACTATAGACAACATACAGCATTAGATAAGACTTTGCTATTTTTGCACAACTGCAATTACTTAATAAGATTGCAAGATAGATATACCTACAGCAAAGTTTTAGATTGCTTAAATTATTACAATCTTATCTGCTTGCATCAATATTATGAGCATCTACAAAAACACAAAATATACAATCGCAACTGCAAAAACACTAGCTTTTTAACTTATGCTAATTATAAAAAAAAGAATCTAAATTACATTACAAATAATTATCTTGACAATTGTACTTTAGTTAGATACAATGATATTGTAACAGCAAGACAAAGAATATTCCAACTAACCAAAAAGGAGTAGTAAAATGATATTAACTTATAATTTATTAAGAAAAAAAATAGATATAGATTTACAATTAAGCATGCTATCTAATGACGTGAGAGAGATAGATCAAGCAATAAAAATACATGAGATACAGCGCGTCTCACTTGGTCTTGCTCAGTCTTATACTGAGTTATTTTTTATACAAAAAGGCATAGAATGGAATGGTCAAATAAAAATAAAAGATTTAGATACCATCATTTATGACTTACAAAAACAAAACCAAAATCGTAGATTTACAGCGGATAAATATCCGTCATTGCTTAACGCGCTAATATACGCTAAAGATATATCTATATTTTTATTAGAATTGGATTGACTTAATCAGCTCCATAGTGTATAATTTTAATAAATACACTATGGAGTAAATATGCTTATAAGCAAAAGCGATCTATTTAAAACGACAAATGGCAAAATAGAAATAAATCCTGCAGTCTCTTATTTGACAGATTGTAATTACACAATTAAAAATATTGTTTTTTTTGAAAGTATTGGTATTGGCAATCAATGTCATTTAATGTTAAATAATAATCGTTTAAAAATAACTTACGATATAATCTTAGCTGATAAAAATATTAATTTAACAAAGATTTTGCAAGAGCTGAATGACCCCGTTTTTTTTAAAGCAAAAAATGATTTAATTTTAAATAAAAACTTTATAGATTCAATAGCAAAAAAGTATATAAATAACAGTACTAATATTAGTTATTTTATAAAATTAAAAACCGGAGACGAAATAGAAGTAAGTCCAAAATTAATCCGTAAAAATCTATTGCCAAACCTATAAAAAGAGAGTATAATATAATTTATAACAGTCATATTGTTATTACTCTCCTTTTGTATTGATACCCTAGCTTCTGCTAGGGTTTTTCTAATATTTCTATACCTTTTTGTTTCCTATCGTTCATCTTCTAACTCCAACCATTCGTCAATAATATCTAATAGTCTTTTATTGGCATTATTCATTTGCTCCTGCCTTTCTTTAGCCAATTCTATATTTGATTTCCCGCATAAATTGACACTTTTGTCTTCTAATTCCATATTTATTTACCTTTCATCATGTTAATAAAATAATTTTTTATTTGGTAGACTGCATCTTCTTTGCCTCTTGCGACAATAACTGTATCATCAATGCTTTGGAGATACTCTATCCAATCTTGCTGAGCGGGGCTAAGTCGACCTACTTCGGTTTTTATTTCAATCCATACCCGCCAAGCGGGAATATAAAGATCCGGAACACCAGCACTAACGCCCTCAACTTTTAGCCGTGCGGCGGTTACTAAAGATCTAGCCCCACCATTAGGTATTGCAAAAATTCTGACGGGGCGATAAGTTTGTCTAAACCAGCTCACAAACTCTCTCTGCTCTACATGCTCTGAGATCATTGCCAAATTCTCTGTAAAATTTTATGATATTTACCATCCCGAAGGTACTCAATCTCCGCCGGCGGTGGCAATTTACTTAGATAACCTACAAAATCGTCAATAGTTTCAAGGTTTTTTGGGTTGCTAACATCAACGACTCCAGCAGCGGTTACAATCTCTTTAATCGTAGATCTAGATTTATGCCCCGCAAATCCATCGTGCAAAACAACAAAATACTCACATAACGGCGGACTAAAAATGCTTTTCTGGTACTCAACTTTCAGCATTTCTTTGCCACTCGTCTTGCTGATATGCTTTTTCCAACTCCAATTTTCGACCTGCATTTTTGTGCCCTCTATGCCCAATATATCATCCTGTCTAAGCTCCATTGGTTTTGGAGTAGGCGGAGGGAAAATATATCCACAGTTTGTGCAGCTTTTTGCTGATATATGTATCAACTCATCACACTCAGGGCATATTTTTACTGGCGCCTCGCCTTTTGTCTCGCCTTTTTTGACTTTTGTCGGAGTAATAATGTTGGTTATCGGCCCGTGGGTCTCTACTAATCCTGCAAAATCTAAAACTAAACAGTGGTCAGTATGAGGTTTAAGTCTAGTACCTCTACCCGCCATTTGCTCATATAAACCAGCTGACAAGGTAGGGCGCATAAATACGATAAGGTCGATCGCAGGAAAATTAAAGCCGGTGGTTAATATATCAACATTAGTTAATGCTGTAATATTTCCAGCTTCAAAATCTGAAAGGACTTGGTCTCGATCTGCTTCTGTCATTTTGCTCGTGACGCTCTTAGCTGATATGCCTAAACTTTGCAAACACTCAGCGACCCTATCTGCATGAGCAATGCCAGCGCAAAAAAACAGCCAATGCTTGCGATCGCCAGCTTTTTCTATAACCTCCTGACATACCGCTAAATTTTGATCGCTGGTGTTTAGGGCAGTTTGTAAATCTGCTTGTATATAGTCGCCACCTCTTTTTTTAACGCCTTTTGCTGATAATTTTACTGCAGTAGATTTTGATCTAAGCCAAGCCAACCTACCCAACTGCATCAACTCTAATGTAGTTATAGGACAATAAATCTCATCGAAAATCGCTGGCTTGTCAGTAATTAAACCATGATCCATCCGATAAGGGGTAGCTGTAAACCCAATAACTCTTAATCTTGGGTTAATATCAGTTAAGTTATTAATTAATGTACGATACCCCCCCACATCTTGAGCGCATACTAAGTGAGCCTCATCTATTAATATATAGTCTACATGACCTATTAAATTAGCTTTTTTTCGCAGCGATTGCATCATACCAAAAATTATTGGCTCACTTAATTGCTTCTTTTTTAAACTAGCCCCGTATAAACAAATTGGGGCGTTAGCCCACGCTGCTCTCATTGCCTTATAATTTTGTTGCACTATTTTTTTTACATGAGTCAAATTTAAAATAACCAAATCAGGCTCATTTTGTAGTAATTGCTTACATAATTCAGCGATTATCACAGATTTACCCGCGCCGGTCGTCAGTTTAAGGCATGGATACCCTGCTTGGGATTTTAAATAGTCATTTATCCAACTTATACATTTTTCTTGATAATCATATAGGGTTATAGTCATTATTTATGGCTCCAGGCTAGGGTGCATAACATGCTCTCGACAACCTTTCATCTGCAATTTCAAATCCTGAGGTATAGTTTGCTCCCAACGCTGACAGTGCCAAGACCCATCATCTTGGGGTCTGCTATACATGCAAGTCCTACAATTTTTTTGTTCTATAGATTTATTTTGATGACAAAAGTCATAAGCTGGGCACATAACACATTTATACCAAGATGGGCTTTCAGAAATCTTTGCTGGCGGGTGTGATGTTATAGATATAACTTTAGCTCTCTCTAAATATTGCAATGCAACTGACTCATCATAAGTTATGATTTCTGAATAAAGCTCGTCATTATCTTTACATACAGCCAGATATAAACATTTGTTTATATTTTGGCTATGGCAATAAAGCTGTACTTGTATATAATGAGTTAGCTTGCTCTTCTTGACCCCAGATTCAATTAACTCTTTAAAAGATTTTAAATTATGTGTTTTAAATTCAAGTACATAAACTTCGTCTTTATAATAGCCTACACCGTCTAAACTGCCCGCCACATGTCCGCCTAAATTTGCTTTTATCTGCTGGACTTGACCGTTGATCTCTTCGCCAATTTTTATTTTAAAACCAATACTTTTTAAATCTTTAATAAAAATTGCTTCTTCATTATGACCTCTCCTAAATAAACGCCTGATTCTTCCGCTTATTTTTTCTCTAATCGCCCATCTAAAGTTAAGCCAAATATAACGCTCGCAATGATGCCCAGCTAGACTAGCGCCAAGGTGCAGCCGAGGTAAATCCTCTTGATCCTCATGCCACTCGTCTATTTGTTTTACAATATCCATAAACACCTCCTTTATATAGCCCCTGCTCAGGGGCTAATTATAGATATAAATTAAGCCCAAATAGAGCCTGATCCTGATTGCTGCTCAACGGATTGAGCCATAAAACTTAAATCTGGGTCTGCTGATGCAAAATCAGAGATGATATTTTCATCAGAGCCATCTTTTTTCTTCTTAATTTTAATAGTTACTTTAAGCTTAATGTTAACTAGTTCTTTTTCGCTGTTTATTTCAGTCAATTTTGCCGCGCCCATGATTTTATGAAGATACATTTGACCTATTGCTTGAGATTTTATGTCTAACTCGTCAGAGCTTTTGCCTTTGTTTATCTTTAAATTTTGAAATATTTTCCGATTTGCAAATTCGCTGTCAATAATTTTCCACACCACCCTCAACACTCTTATATCATAATCTCTCTGATCCTCAGGCTTTTGTTCTTCAAAGTATCCTATACCTAACTTCGCTTCTTCGATTATTGCAGTATAAATCCCGGCTGGGATTGCATCATAACCCGTTTTTGCTGTTGCTATATTTTCATCAAAAATTATTGTACCTAAATTCATTTTATTCTCCGTTTTCTAAAATTTTAAAAGATATTCTACTTGGTTTTTCTGTGATCGCCTGCGCTAATACTCTAGTTATCTTATCATCTGTCAACTCCCATAATTTTTTATTAACTTCTGGTTTAAATCTAAATAACAAATTCATCTCAGTCTCTAATCCATGATCAAAAGCTAACTGCTTAAGCTTTGCATCATCTATACTAGTATTTATCCTACCAACAGCTTGTATTTTAAATTGATCGTTAGTAATGGTCTTAGTTTCTATTAAATCTTCTGATAAATTTAATTTCTCTATTATCTTATCTTCTATTTCCCTACGCTCGTCTGTCGCTTGCTTTTCACGAGACTTTGCTTCAATCCATTGCTTAGCTAGATTGTTGATCATCATTACCCCCTGCGCTTAACCTTATTTTTTCATATATTTTGCTTAAATGGGGAGGCTCTATTTCTGCTAGAGCTGATGTCCTGTCTTTTAATTTCCACCGATTGTCGGGCTTACAAGATAAATATCTATTATATTTGCTATCAACTTTAAGTGCTAACAGTAAGTCAACTTGCGACGCAACCCAAATTGGACAAGCATTACCCCTGAGCGCCGGCATATACTTTGTTGTATTATCAATATCTTCTGATTCTTTGATCGTTGCAGTATAAATTAAATGATATCTATATTTTAATAAAGCAAAATTATTAACTATTTTCATAATTTTTTCTTGCGTCTCACTATACAAAACCATAGAATTAGGATTAGGATTGGGCTTTGATAAATTAACTAATCTTTCTTCTTCGAAAATTATATTAGATAAAGCTGTAATGCTATCAATTACTATAGATTTATAATTTCCGCTTTTGTCATTAGCTAGCCAGTTGTAAACGTTAATCATATCTTTATATGATCTTATGTCGATATAAGGGATGTTGTGATTGCGGAGCGGTAAAAGACCCGGCTCTGTCGCTAAAACAATCGGAGACTCTAACGTAGATATTAATTGAGTCTTTCCAGCCCCTGGGTCTCCCATTATTAATGTGATCATCCCCTCAGATGACAATGTATTTGTATTCTTAGTTTCCATATCTTTTAACCTCGACTATATGCCCTGCTTGCACATGCCCTGCAATTCCATCTAATTTATATAACACAGCTCCTATCCTTTCATCTATCTCTTTAACCTTAAAAAATCCGTCCTCATTATCACTCAAATGATCAGCCCCTAATATTCTAACTTTGTCCCCGACTCTGATATCTAACATTTTCATCTCCTCAAAATTAACGCTGTCAGCTTATTCTGTTTGCGCTATATTTATATTATATCAAAACCACCAAATAAATCAATATAAATTAGACTAACGGTCTTATTTCTCGCCCTGCCTTGCACCACAACTCTTTTATTTGTTTTTTTCTGAGGTCTTTATCATATTTTAAGCTGTCAATAATTACAGCGTTATGATCGATTACAGCACTATAAATCTGCTCACCCTTTTTATTTTTACGATCAAAATATTTAGCGCTTGACAAAGTGACAATCTTATCTGCTATTAAATCTGCGTCTTTTGATTTTTTTTGGCTAATAGTAATTTGCTTATCTTGTTTTGTGATCATTATCTCTATATCTACCGCCGCTCGCCAAGATGAACTCCCCCTAAGCCTGCCCTGCGCTGACTCGCCTACACCTGTGTGATGCACTAAAATCACACAGCAATCAAACTCTCTAATAAGCGCATCGCAAGACTTAAGCATCACACCAGCATCCTTAGCACTATTTTCATCTCCAGTTAAAAATCGATGAAGGGTATCAATGACAATGACAGAAGGTTTTGCTTGCGAAACCCTAATCTCTTGCACAACCCTATACAGACCTTCTGGCTTGTCTAAATCACAACCCGATCGCGAGACCCACAGCCTTTTTTTAAAGCTAGACAAATCTTGATTATATTTATATAGCCACGCCCCCATTCGTCGCTTTAACCCTGCATGCCCCTCTCCTGCTAAATAAATTACCTCTCCACCGGTCATTTCTTGCCCTGCCCACAATTTTTGCGACGTAGCAATGTGCATGCACATATCCAATACCACAAAAGTTTTCCCCGAGCCGCTTGCCCCATACAACATCACCAAACCCCGAGGCGGTAACCATCCGTCTATCATCCATATCTCGTCGTCTTCTTCGTTTACAAAGTCCACACCTTCTGATAGATAAGATAATTCTTGTTCTTCAGCCGTTAAAAGCGATAAAAGGTCATTGCCAGCCAATAAATAATCATTAGCGTCGCCTTTTGTCGGGATTAATATAACTTTGGCGCCGTATTTTGCGCTTGCTTGATCAGCATATTTTTGACCTACCCCACTCTCGTCATTATCCGCAACTATAATAATTTCTTTAGTGTCTTTTAAATTGCGCTTTAAAATCTCGGTTATGCCCACTAACCCGCTGGCTGAAAATGCAACAACGCAGGCAATATTAGTAGTCTCGTATATTGTAGCTGCTGTTGCAAACCCTTCAGCGACAAAAATTTTATTATGGGTCTTTAGGTCGCCGACAACGCAAAATTTATTCTTGACTTCGCCGCCTAAATGATATCTTTTCTCTCCATCCCCGCTGATATATTGTACCGAACATAAGTTCTGCCATTCGTCGTAAAGTGGGATTATCAATCTGCCATCTCGCCCAACCTTTGCGCAATATCCAGTTTTAAGTTGTTTTTTTTGTAGATAAGGGTGATCTCTAGTGGCTATATCAGCATTATCCCATATTGCCTCGACCTCAACTTTTGCATTAGCATATTTTTCGATCTTAAGTGCCTCGCTTTGTTTTTTAGCTTCTTCCATCTTAATTTTTGCTAAGTCATAATCTGCTTGAGTCCATACTTGACCTGTTTTTGCAGTGTACTTTATAGCCTCTCCACCAGATTTCCAATCTCCAAAAACGATAACCGGCATTGGGTCTTCATAAGCAACATACCAACCGCTCAAATCTCTTTTACCTTTTGTAGTGTTAAACCTATGCAATAGTCCGTCTATCTGCAAATTATCTGGTATAAGCATGCCAGCTTGAGATATTGCATCTAAAAACTGCTCTGTTATTGATCCATAGCTAACTATTTGTGAGTTAGCTATGTCTGGGTTATATGTTAGTTTTAATATCATTTTTCATCTCCCTACCTTTTTTATTGCCTGTCCACTATATTTATATTATATAACAAATAATTCTAATTGTCAACTACATTATATACCGCTTATACTTTTCTTTTAATGTTTGGGATTTTTCGCTATTGATCTCAATCAAAATTACATTAATACCAAGCTCTATCCCAACATTGCCAACAACTCCCGACCCTGCAAATGGGTCAATAATAGTATTGACATCTTCAAAACTGCCAACAATATCTGTAATTGTTTGTTCGTTTTTGCCATATTGATTTTTTAAATCCCTCGCACCTCGAATAATTGTAGACCAGTAGCCTACCGCATGGGCTCCATCCGATCTTTGCTTTAATTTACGATTAAATATAGATTTTGTTTGCCCTCTTGTCATGTATAAACATGTTATGTGGGTATAATTTGGCTGACGAATGGATGTTGTTTTTTTGGGAATAACTGAATTAATAACAAAGTCAAAATTAAGCTTAAACTCAGAGTTTATGTTAAATTCCAACGCTTGTTTAAATGTTGTAAGTAAAATAAGATGATTACTTTTAATGTTATCAATTATCCTTGAAAGATGTTTGCCGTCCATCTCGTAGGGTGGATCTGCAAAAATTAAATCTGCTTGCTCATTGCAGTTTATTGCATCTTCATTAATTATTTTTATATACATTATTTATCCTTATAATAATTGTCAATAATAATATCGTTTCGTCTGTATCGATTTATATACCAAAATCCGCCATTAAATTTTACATTGCAAAAAAAATATAGTTTATATTTTGGATCTGTATTATTCCAAAAATCTTTTGCTTTTTTAATTGCTTCAAAAGCCTTTTCATCATCCAAGTCTGTATTAATTAAATTAATGACATTTGATAAAAGGTCAGATCTAAACGAATATGAGCTAGATTTCGCAATGCAATTATTATTTAACTTTATCTCTAACTCTTTCTCAACCTCCCATTGTTGCAACCTTATTAATCTTTTGTTAATGTATTTATAAGATATTTCATCATTAATACCAGCTCTAAACCTATCTTGCTTATGTTTTTCACCACATTTTGCACAAATAATTATTTCGGTTAAATCCAATAAATAATTACAGTTTAAACAATTTATTAAATTATTTTGTTTAAATCCATTGTAATTACTATTTAAACCCCAATCGATATGTCTTGTAGGTAAGCCATGCTCATATAAATTCCCACATTGATCTATTATTATAGTCTTGTAATTTGGGTCTGAATTTGGACGTAACCCTCTCCCAACTTGCTGTCGATGCAAACCTAAAGATTTTGTTTTACGCTGTAGAATAACGCATTCCACGGCGGGACAATCATATCCCTCACCTATCATATCAACACTACATAAAACATTAATAACCTTATATTTAAAATCAAGCATAATTTCTTGGATTTCAGATACACCCATTTTTGAGTGTATAACAGCGCAAGATATGCCAGCTTCTTTAAATTTGTTTGCTTGATTTATTGCATTTTTAATTCTTGCGCAAAAAACAAGGGCTTGCCTGCCTTTTGCAAGCTTTTTATATTCAATAACAGCATCAGACATAAGAGTAGATTTGTCTATTTGATCAGCAAGATCATCCATGTCGTAATCGTTACCTTTTGTCTTTATTGTTGACAAATCAAAAGATGAAGGGATCCCATAAGCTTCAAAGTCTGATAAATACCCATTTAAAATAAGTTTTGCAACTTGGTTCTTTTTATAATCTTTTGCTTGTATTAAATTATCATAAAGACCGCCTTTATTTCTTCCTAAGCCTACTCCATCATTGCGGCATGGCGTAGCGGTGAAGCCAATTAATAAATTAGGTTTTATTATGCTATATAATTTACCCCATTTATTCTTTTCTGTGACATGATGTCCTTCGTCTATAATTAAAATATCAACCTTATAATTTATTGATGTGACCCTTGATAGTAATGTATCTATGCTAACAAGTTTTACATTGCTATTATCAACAACACAATGCTTTTTATACGCCATTTTACATGCTTTTATTGTTGTTGCAACACCTATAACTTGGTGTTTAATGTTTATTTCTGATAGTTTTTTACTTGCTTGAGCTATGAGTATATTTCTATGTGCAACTATCATAATGAGTTTATCACTATATAAGCTAGTTAGCTCTGAAAAAATTACAGTTTTACCAGCCCCAGTTTCAAGTTGCACGCAAATGTTGGGGCTTGGCGTATTATCTATATAGTCACATAATTGATTTTTTATATCAATTTGATAATCTCTTAATTTTAGCATTTTAAACTAGTGCACTTTCATGTTTAAATGTGCATGATTTAATAAAATCTATAATTTCTTGTTTTCTTCTGTTCTTTTCGCCTGTAGGATTTGTTCTTGCTAAAAAATCATAATGCTTTGCTTCAAGCTCTGCTAATTCAGCTCTTTCTGTGCATAATAAATTATAGTCAAACTTACTTGATATTATATCCCTATTTGCTATCCAAAAAGCCGCATAGGTGGGAATTGTATTTGCAATATTAAAATCTTCTTTTTGCTGCTCTGTAAAATCTGCAAACTTGTCTTTTCTTATAGCTTCAGCCCATGCTTTTTGCTTTGCAGTACCTTTTAGCGCCTTTAATTTGCTAGCTGATCTTACTGTAGTTTTTTTTGGTTTTTTTGTCTCTTTTTTTTCTTTATGACCTGCGCAACTGTAACATACATCCATATTTTGAGGCACTTCAACTGTTTGACCGCAAACATCACATATAATTAAATCCATTTTCTTCTCCTTTTTGTTTATATTATTTAACCGCTATATTTATATTATACTAAACTACGTTATAAATGTCAACTATTATTCTCTCTTATCTGACGAATGGCTTTTAAAGGCAATTTATATCTTATAGATAATACTCTATCACTAACATATGGATCTAGCTTTATATTTTCGACGATCGGCTTAAGATCGATTGGCGCAGGAGCGTCAACTAGCTCTAATAAGCCATGTTTTTTAAGTTTTAATTGCAACGTAGACAAACTGCAGCCCCATTTTTTTGCTAGCTCTGATTTCTTTAAGCCAAGATTATTATTAATAAACTGTTTAAAATCGTATTCGGTTGGAATATGTTTGATTGGGTTTAAAATCAATAATAATTCAGCTACTTGATCACGACCCACTGGCAGTATTTTGCTAGAGTTTATAAGCGTACATATCACGTGATTTTTATCATAGCGATTAATAGCTTTAACAGCTAATTTAGCGACTAAATAACTACGATGTATGCGCAACATGCGTGCGCTGTATATCTGTGCAAGCAAAGATAACGATATAGGGTCTATTAACGTATATTCGGCATCTGCTGTTACAGCTATTATTTTATAGTCATCATGACAAAAATATATTACTTCTGAGATGTTAATATTGACTATATTGCCATTTTTTCTAACCCTAATTTCGTTCATTTTTATACTCCATTTATTGTTGATATTATTATATGTTAAATGATAACGAAAGTCAAGAAATGCCCTACCGCACATAATAGACATATGACTGTGGGGGGTGGGGTGGCAGCAATAAGGGTATTTTTTTGTACCGTTTGCCGGTAAAATTGTTGATTTTGTGGTCGGAATCTATTATACTATAAGCAGGGTACAGTAAGTAACATAAATTAGCGGGCTGGTTTGTTACTTTAGTACCCTAGCCTCTGTCTAATCTTTGATTTTTTTTTTAAGAAAAAAATCAAAGAACAGATTGGCATGGGTTAAACAAACGAGATTTTCAAAATCAAGAAAAGGTACTTTTAAAAAATAGGAGATGATGTATTTTGACTACAACTGCGTATATTACAAGATCTGCGATTTTAGCTCATTTTGAAGAGTCGTTAGATTACAAAAAAGCAAAAGCCGAAGCGGATAGGTTTATAGATGATTGCACGCAATGGGGGCTACTAAGACGATATCAACATGGCTTCATTGTTGTCGATGCAGATTTAAGAGCAGAAATGATGGCTACAATCGAAAAAGAGGGGTTGAGATGAATGATTACTCGTCTGACGTTTTAAAATTGATTCTGAGCGATTCTAGACCCTTTTGCGGGGCATTTGCTGACGTGAGACGATCTGAATTATACGAGCTATTAAAAAATAAGGGCTATGCTGAGCGTACAATTAAAAATCTTTTAGCTTTATCTAATAAAAATAGCATGGTTTATGCGATGGTTAGGGATGGATTGTTTGTCGAGAAAATTTGCGGAGGCTGGAGAGTTGATATAGACAAGCTAAAAAACTACAAAAGACGGCAGGCAAAACAGCCTAGATTTTTTGACGGAAAGAAGCCAGAAGGCGAGGGCTGGATAGACGGTGGGGAATTAAATACTGAGTGGGCTTATTGTTACAAATCATACATCAAAAAAGATGGCAGTACAGGATTTAATTTTAAACTGTTTGCTTTAAAATCAACGGAACACAAGGCTAATTTCTGGCTTGCGTATGATAACAAAAAGTTTAAATTAACTAGAGATCTGCCGGTTTTGATTGAGAAAAACAAAGAGCTATATGCGCTTTTTTTGGATGCTGTAGCAAGAGATGGTCGATTTAGCTGATGTATTATTATTTTTGACTAAAGGCATTGACAAATAACTCTAGATAAGATATAATAGTAATATATCGACTAGAGTGATTATCTAGTTGATATGTATCATTATAGTTCTTTCGTATGCGCAAAAGGCAGGGTGCTTTAATCCTGCCACTTTTAAAGTAATAAAAAAATATAGGTTGGCATGGAAAAGCAGGTGAGATGAGCCCCTCACACGGACGAGCTCAATTTGATAACCTTCTCACACGGAGGTGATTAAATAGATAAGCCCCTCACACGGACGAGCCTAATATTTCTATTGTAATATCTATTTATCGCAAAGTCAAGCTTTTTATTTATAAGCCGCTGATATAGTCCAACCATAATAGAAATTTTGATTTGGGTTTTGAGTTTTACATAAAACTGGCTCTATAGCAATAAAATTACTATCTTCGCTAAATAATAAATTGCGACTAGTCGTCGGTTCTAAACAACATATTCTAACACCGACAATTAATTTTTTGGATCTCGTTGGTATAATACCACCTTGATCATTTCTTATAGATTGACGATAAAAAGCTGAGTTACATCCGATACTTCTTCTATTCCTAAAAGTTTCAGACTTGGTGTCCCAGCTTTGCTGCAAAACTGGGAATTCAAAAGGCAATGGTAAATTATAACTTGCACCAAAAAATTGATGAGGGTTAAAATCAAATCTCATTATTCTATCTGTTCCATTTTCGTTAAATTGCGATCTTAATCTTTGCCAATTATTTCCGTCTCCGTACGCTTTATCGCCAACTTCCCACGAATTAATCGTGCCAATTTGAGTATTGCCCGATACTGACACAATAAAATAATTGCCGACAGTCGGGCTTATGCTATTTAAATCTGGCGCATTATTAAGCGCGTCCCAACTACCCTGCAATGAATTTGTTGCAAAATTTTGATTTTGATGATCGTAAAGTATAAAACCTTGGTCTAAAATCATCTCGGTTGGTTGAGTGTAAAATGTATTGCCAATATTTGCACCTTTATATTTATTTGTCACTCCTGCCACACAGCCCGTTGGGTTCGCTGGTGATGTTATTTTAACTTTATCTTTAAAATTCGTCTTATATTTTTTAATATTAGATTGTTTTAATCTAAGTTCGATAAAAGGTGAATAATCCAAAAATCTTTTTGAATGATTTTTTGGTAATTGAATGAATAAAGAGACAATCCCAGTAAAAGGCGATGGTTGCGGAGAATTGTAGGGGATATAACCCGTGCTTACATGAGCTGAAAGTATTGGAGTAGGAATCTCTAAAGGTAAAGATATAATATGAAAACCAGAATCTGATATAATATTCGGAGTATTGCCCGAGACGCTTATTTCTATAGTTTGATTTAATTCAATTTGATTATTTATTGTTCTAATACCAGTTTCGATTACGTCAATTCTTGTAGCTGTTATTGCTGTCGTATTTAAAGTGAATGGTGTTGTAGTTGTAAATAAATAATAATAATCTGTATTAAGTTTGCTTATTTTAGTATTATTTATATTTATATAAGACATAAAAGCACTTTGCCTAGACAAAGTGGGCGTTGGTGCAGTGCCTCTGCAGATATATAAGCCGTTTTCTGCTGTGTTTGTTTGAGCTACTAATAGATAAGTAGAATTCATTGTTACTGTTGCATCATCTAATACTGTTTCTGTAATGCTGTATAAATTACTAGTAAGATTAGTTAATACTATATTAGTGTTTACTATATAATCTGTTTTAAGTTGTGCAATATTTAATTTGTTCTCGATTTCTATAATTCGAGAATTCTCTTGTGGGCTTAATGCCATTTTTTTCCCTTTATTTTAGTTTGCTTGTTCCCAGATTTTTGTTGAGTCATCCCACCTTAACACTAATCCCTCTGCTGAAAGGAAGGGATATTCATTAACAATTGTGTCGTTTGATTTTATGATTTGTCTTGATGTGCCCGTTATGACTTTTATTCCAAAACTCGACGATGCTGCAATCGTGATTGTGATAGCGTCGCCATTATGGTCCGCTGAACTTTGGCTCGGGTCGTTTTCGAAGTTCGGAAGTTGGATAATTTGATTAGCGTTTGAGCTATATATCAATATATTTCTGATGAAAGGAGGAATTATAAACTTGCCGCTGGCGTCGAAGTAAAACTCATAGATGTTTGCTCCGGGGTTCCCAACGTCTGCGATTGACCCGAGGTACAACAATTTGTTATAATCGCGAGCTGTTAATGCTCCAGCATTTGTTTCTGTTGCGCCATCAATGTTTACTGTATAAGCATTGCTAAACGTAAGCGCAATTTGATCTGCTGTACTAGTAATTTTTGCATGGTCTTCGATAACCCACGAATTGTTTATATTCTCGTACAGATCACCTTCTGATTCAAAATTATTGTCAAAAATAATTTTTGGCTGGGAGCCTGCTGATCTTTCAACCAATTTTATTTCTGATCCGGCTGGGTCTGTTGCAAATCTACAATTATCATGTTTAATGATAATTTCGTCTGAAGTTAAATTTGGGTTGTAAGTTGCGGTGCGTAATAATGTCGTGCTACTTAGATTATCAAACAAACAATTACTTACATTAAGATAGCCATTTGCTATGCCTGTTATGTATTCTTCGTAAGTTGATGTAGCAGTAGCCCTGAAAGACATGTATTTTATAGTGACTAATGATGGATCTAGTAAGATTATTTGAGCGTCAAAAACAGTTGCAAAAGAAGAGTTACCTCCGTTGCCAATTAATGTAATATCGCTCATAAGATTCGTCAAAACAATAGGGCTTGTAATTTCTCCAGCCCCAAAAAAAATTATCGAGCTTGAAAGAAGGGTGGTTATAGCGTTAAATGTTTTTTTAGGCTTTAAAACTGACCCGATGTTAGCGTCGTCACCGACTAAGGGGTCTATGTACCATACAAACGGATTTTTTACTCCGCTTATCGAATTGACAGCTCTTAATGCATAAGCAGTAGTTGCTATTTTTGTAGAGTCATCATTTTCTGGTGCGGTTGTAGTTGTTGGACTGCCGGCTAAAGCTACAGAGGATTTTATAGTTGTCAGTCCGGTGCTGTCGATAGTCACATCGCCGCTCATCGTGACTTGCGCAGCTAAATTGGATGCGTTGCCCACCAAGATTTTACCTGTGGATAAGCCTGTGGATAACTTGTTAGTAAGTGCAGATGCAACGGCTGAAGAGATAGGCTTATCAAGGTCTGACGTATTATCCACGTTTAATAGCGAAACGTCCCCTTTACTGAGGGTTACAGCCCCCGTCCTGCCATTTACTGAGTCTACTGCGCCTCCCCCACTACCCCCACCAGTTTCGGGCTTGTATTGGTCTGGAATGATAAAATCAGCCATTTAATTTACTCCGCTCGTCACGATTAATTTTAGGATGCATCCAGCCGGCACATCTGCTACTATTTTTAGATGCGGGTGTAATACTTTGACTATAGTATCTGCTGCAGTTGATGTGTTGGTGATATTAATAGGGTCACCAAAAAAGTTATAACTATAAGTTAAGTCTTTATTTTGATTGATTGTTCCGCCCTGGATATCGATTGTCGCATCTCCGCCCGTGCTACTTACAGCTAATGCTAAATTTTGAGTGGGGAGAGTCTGAGATTTTATGTTCTTAAGGTCGTTAGGATAATAAAGAGTGCGAGGGTTAGGCTGACCATCGTCTCCGTCGATTTCATAGTATGCTACTAATGAATTTGCCATTTTACTCTTTCTGTTTAAAAAGTTAAAAAAATACTTGACAAAATTGTATTTTGTAATATATTATATAGCAATGAGACAAAACTTACAAGCTTTTATTAGTAATTATCAACAAAAACGGATAGCATTAGGCGTAATTGTATCGTTGATATTAATTTATGTAGTTAATAATCTGCCTGAGCATTTAATGTTGACGAATTTTAATTCGGTCATCATTGGCATTATGTTAATATCGCATGATTATATCCATCGGTACAGTGCCAGATCTGCTTTGATAACTATTGCCCTATGCTCAATCCTTGCTTATATATTAACTCCGACAAAGCAATTGGCGACATACGGAACATTAACTTATCTGGCTACTGCTTGCATAGATTATTACGCATTCAACACTTTTTACACTAATAAGCGACTATTTTTCTGTTGTGCTATATTTTCAAATTTTAGTGCGTCTGCCCTTAATAGTATTTTATTTAGTTTTGCAATGATGGGCGACGAGTCGCATATAGGGTTAACCTATGTCTTGCCGGCTGTTGCTGTTTTGTTATTGTCTGCTATAATTCTTGATAAGAAAAATTTAAAATTCGGAGCGGCGATTGTGGCTTTCTTTTGCTCTGCGTTCGTTATTTCTTATAGTCACGGAGTCTGGACTGACATGACGGCAGTTCCTTGGTTAGATTTTTTCCATCGAGTTTTTGGCGTAAACATAAATGAGACAACGTTATGGCTAACTGATATGTTAATAAGCTCACTCTATAAAATTATACCGCCGGCTGTCGTATTTATAGGATTTTGTGGGGTTAGATTTTATATATCGCAGACCCCCCCTCAAATTTGCAAAGAAGATAGGTTTTAAATGTTAAAAGAAGATCAAGCAAAAGCAGTTTTTTTAGCAGTTTTGTTTGCAGGATTGGCAGCGGCTGCTCATTACTATATTGACTATGTGACAAATTATAGAACAGAAGCAGAAAAATTATCACTAAAAGCAAAAATCGCAGTGCAAGTTGGTTTTAGCTTATTCCTTTCTGCTGCTGTAACTTTTATATTCTTGTCTGGCAGTTTCGACTTTTTCAAATATTTAGCTGTTACATCTTTAATTGCAATTTTTGGATATGAATTTATTATGTCAGTAATTGGGAAAATAAAATCTAAAACATTAACCATAGTAGATAATTTGCAAATCGAAAAAGTCCCGGTTATTGGCGACGCTATCAAGCGAGTTAGTGTTGAAAATATACCAACATTAACACAAAAAATAGATGCTTTAGAAGCTGAAGCCCTGCCTGTTAAAAAAATAAAAAAGCCAAGGGCAAAGAAAAAAAATGACTAAAATTATATCTAGAAAAATCCCTGAAAAGAATTTTTATTCAAAATACGGGGACAATGACGCAAGGTCTTTGCAAGATAAAGCGCATGATTTAATTAAAGAAAAAATGGACATTACAGATTCAGCAGAAATTGATCCGCAATCTTTAAATTTAATTATTAGATCGGCTTTGTCAGTTGCTGATCAGCATTATAAATCACAAATACACAAAGCGACTTTGGACAATAAGAGAGCTGACACAGCAAACAAAATAGAGCAAGGCAAGCTAATGGCCGCACAAGTAAAAATGCTAGATACTATGGATGCGACTAAATTAGCAAATATGTCTGTTACTATTAACGTAATTTAATGGTATGGCAAAAAAAAGAGACGTAGAACTAAAGGTTGATGTAAAAATCCCGAATGTCTATAAAGAATTGTTCGATTGGGTTTTAAATCGCAGAAAAGAAATTCGATTTATATATCTGACAGGCGGTAGGGGGTCTGGGAAATCATGGGCTATGGCTATGTTGATAGTTTTACTTATGATGACTCGTAAAGGGTTTAGAGTTGTAGTTGCTAGAGAATATTTCTCAGATACAGGAGATTCAGCCCGTAGATTAATTTTAGATGTAATTTCTTTATTGGGTCAAGGTCTGTATATCGGGGAGGAAGAAATTTATAGAGGTCTTTTTGACATAAAAGAAAGAAGCATCACTTGCATCAGTACAGGTGCAACTTTAGTTTTTTTAGGATTAAACAAAGACCAAGCTAGAGGCGTTAAGTCAATCGAAGGGGTGGATTTTGTATGGGTTGAAGAAGCCGTTAAGCTGAATAAGACTAGCCAAGAAACTTTAATACCGACTATCAGAAAAGAAGGTTCTATCATTGGTTATAGTTTTAATCCTGACTTGGACGAAGACCCTGTTTATGTTCGCATGCTCGAAGACTTGGAAGATGAAGAAACAAGAAAAGTCACCTTTCATCGCCACACCACTTATTTGGATTGTTTGGACTTCTTATCTCCCACAATAATTAAAGAGGCGCAAAGGCTGGAACGTAGGAATCAAGAAGATTATATACATACTTATTTGGGCAAAACAAGATCTTATAGTGACTTACATATTTTGGCAGACAAGATTCATGTTGCTGAATTCCACACCCCCGCAGATGTAAAATTATATGGTGGAGTTGATTGGGGATTTAGTCAAGACCCGTTGGTTGCTTTAACCTGTTTTATTAAAGATGATACACTTTTTGTTAATCGTTGCATGCAAAAAGTAGGCGTTGAATTAAAAGATCTGGATTTATTTATAGGTAATGTAATACCAAAAACCATTAGAGCTTATGCTGACGCTTCGTCGCCGGCGTTAATTAATGACATGCAAAGTAAAGGGTTTAGCAAACTTAAAAAAGCAAAACCATATGCTGGCTCAATTAAAGACGGCATTAATTTTCTTAGAGGGTTTGATCGCATAGTTTTTCATAAGTACGACTGCGATTTAGACAGCGTGCTTGAAATTAAAAATCTAAAATGGAAGCAAAATAAAGTGACTAAGCAAATATTAACTGAGCCAGCCTCAGGGTTTGATCACGTCTCTGATGCTTTGCGATATGCCCTAACAGAGTATATAATGCCTAACAAAAAGCGGGATTTAATGTTGAAAATGTTATCAAACCCTATGGAGATTACAAGTTGATAGCTTATTTTAAAAGATTATTTACGAAAAAACAAAAAGAGCCAGAAACCAAGCCTTCGTACGAGCGATTTAAATATAATGGTATGGGAGATAGGTCATCTGACACAAAAATATCGCTTGATAGCGCCTTTAATTCACCTGCCGTATATCCGCAATCTTTGGATGGATGGTATTCTACTTATTCTGCGACTATATCTCCGCACCAATGCGCCAGCATAGCTGCTCATCCTGAAATAACTAAGGCTATTACTATTCCTGCTGACGATGCGATTCGCCAAGGCTGGGATTTGAATTTTGATGATTTGTCAGACAATTTGGAAGATAAATTTGATGCGATAACAACTAAACAAAACCTTAAAAGGTTAATGCGTGATCATTTGATTTCTGTGCGTACTTTTGGTGTCGCCTATCTTTTGCCTATATATCATATTTACACAAAAAGCGAGGGCGGCACAGAGATAGCTAGAGATACCAAAGAAGAAAAAAGCATTTATGAATCTCAATGTGATTTAAATTATTTAAATGAAAAAGGTGCTAAATTAGTTAAGTTCGTTAACGTTAATGTGCCAGACATGACAGCTGTTATTTTAAATAATAATGATCCATTGGGTGATGACTATTTAGCCCCATCGTACTATTACTATAAAAATTTAAAGGTGCATGCTAGTCATATTATCCGCACAATAGCCGAGCCTAATCAAATAAATTTAGGCACTGAAAATTATAGCGTACATTCAATACCTTTAAAGTTAAGAGATTGCGTTTATCAAGCTGAATCGGTTATAAGTGAAACTGTAAAGCTTTGCAAAACTAAACGAATGCAAATTGCAGGATTAAGCGCAGATGAATTCCATACTTTAATAAATAACCCCTGCGGACAGGCTAGTCTTTTAGAGAGAGCAACTTTTGACAATCATAGCATTATGTTTATGCCTCTCGAAGATGATGGTACTTTAAAATATATGCAACACAACATGATGTTATCAGATTTGCCACCGCTTATCTCTAAATATCAAGAGATTATAGCCCAAAGAGTAAATATTCCTATATCAAAGTTCTTAGGCGTCGCCCCCGCTGGGCTTAGCTCGACCGGTGAATTCGACATGAAAAACTACTCGCAAATGCTTGAAAGCATGCAAGAGCATTTAATTTTGCCCGTGCTTAATCGCATTTATGAAATTATAGCTAGTAAATTAAATTGCTCTACTCCTAAAATTGCCTTTGCTCCAGTTGACTCTTATACTGCTAAAGAGTTGGCTGAGATTAATAAACTTGAAGCCGAGGTCGGGAAAATATTGGTTGAGTCTGGTGTAATTGCGCAAGACGAAGAGCGAGATAGACTTAAAAATGATAAAAAATCTGGATATACTAATTTAGCTGACGTCGAATATGCCGAAACTGACGTTATCTAAAAAAAGAGAGATTTGGGCAAAAGCCAGAAAGAATGTCATTTTTAAGGGGAGCCCTTTGCGTGCGAATGAAGGGATCTTGGATTATTATGTCGTAAAAAACATAAAAGCTGTTAAACTAATCATTAAACAATCTGATAACATAATTAAAGATCTATTTAAAGGATTGGCGAAGGATGAAACAATACCACCGAGCTTAGGATCGCAAATAAGAATTAGATATAATGCAATTGATTTAACCGATGCTTATGATATAATAAAAAATTCCGCTTATCGAATGGTTTCGCAATCGAAAAAATACTCCGCAACTTCTATGAGCAAAAGTTTAAAAGAATTAGCTGGGAGTATAGCAATTAAACCCTCTGAGACAAGCGGCAACCTAAATTTGAAAATCAAAGCTAAGGTTGATAGTATAATAGATAATGCAAAATCAATAACGGATGATATAGTATCAGACACCAAAAATACTTTATTAAATGCGGTTGCAAACGGGGTGGATCTTGATACCGCATCTGAACAAATAGCAAAAATAAATAATCGTGCTGTTTCTGACATTGAAAAAGCATCTAATGATTTTGGCAGGTATGTTAATACGGCGATAAATGAAGACCGGATGAAAAAGGCTGGGGTAACTAAATTTATGTGGTTACATAGCGCTGGGGGAAAAGTACCAAGGCCTTTACATATTGACGAGTTAAACGGCAATATCTATAGCCTAGATGACCCACCGATAATCGACGAAAAAACAGGAATAAGAGGGTTGCCAGGCACAATTTATAATTGCAGGTGCGTAATGGTGCCGATAATCGAATTTGACGAACCAGAAGAGGAAGAAGAATGAGGCAGCAACTAGGGGAGTATAGAACTCTTTACACTGATGTGCCAGTCACACGCTCTGGTATTTTCCAATATTCTGGGGCGTCTATAGATAGTAGTTTAGACCCTTACCAGATTTATAATGTTTACCGACCGGCTTCAGAAATTGGGGCGATCAATGTGTTGGATGCGATAAAATTACTACCCATATCTGACGATCACGTTAACTCCGAATTAGCGCTTACAAATAATATTTGCGGATCTACGGGACAAAAGGTATACTATAATGATGTCGACGGCACAGTAAGGGCTGATTTAGCTATTGCAGATCCAAATTTAATTAACAAGATTCAGATGGGCAAAAAGCAATTAAGTATAGGCATGGGTTGTGAGTATGAATTTGCTGCCGGGGAATTTGATGGCGTAAAGTATGATTTTATCCAAAAATCATTAACGCCATTTCATTTAGCTGTTGTTGATGTTGGTCGAGCAGGTTCGCAGGTAGCATTAGATCAAGCAGTAAAAGTTGGAGAAGTTTACGAATCTATAGCTTTAGATGTCGCAGACGTTTTTTTAAATCAAGAGGAAAATAGAATGACAGATCAAGAAGTTATTGCAGAGTTAAAATCTCGCATAGCAGAATTAGAAAGTCAGCTTGCAAGCTCTTCGGCTGTTGATCAAGCTACGGAGACAGAGCTAGCTAAAGATATGGTTGAAGTTGAAGTTGAACCAGTAGGAGAATCTGAAGTGATGCCAGAAGTTCAAAATGAATTAGTCGCTGAAGTTGCTGATGTTTTGGAGGCAAGCGAAGCTATAAAAGAAATGGTCGCAGAAAAAACCGTGGCAGTAGATGCCGCAGAAATAGCTCTACAGGTTGAAGCTGAAACAGAGCGCAAAATTAATTTAGTAAAGATCGCTAAAGATGTGGGTATATTAGTAACTGCCCAAGGCAAAACTTATACTCAAGTTGTTAAAGATGTTGCAACAAAAGCCGGAATATCTGGCTTAAGTGCAGTGGAAGCTTTTATAAAAGGCAAATTATCAGTACAGCAACAAGCAACTAAACCAGCTTTAGCGATGGATAGCGCAGAAGAAATCAAAGAAGATCATAGTGATTTCTTAAACGAATTAAAAAAATTAGATAGAGAAAGGGTATAATATGCCACAAATAACTTTTGGTGACACAATCGGCTTTGGCATTAGGGGTCAATTATTCAGAACCTCTGATTCTAGTCCGCTGATTTCAGAAGCTGCAAGAATTGTAAATACTGCTGGCGATTTTGCCGAGGGAGAAATTGGGTATGTTTATTGCGCTCAAACTGCAGGCAAAAGAGACAAAGTAAAAGCTGGCGGAACCGCTGCTACGATAGTTGGCATTTTATGGGACGGCGACAGATATGCTTTACCGGCTTATACTAGACCTTACAGCACAAACACTTTGCCCATCGGTCAAAATGCAGCTATATTAGTCACGGGCGAAATGTTGGTCAATGTTAAAAATGATGATCCGGTGACAGTTGCTAGCACTTTAAGATTCGATGCAGCAACAGGGCAAGTATCAGTGACAGCAGGAGATATAGCATTCCCTGCAGGTACAGTTGCATTTAGAGGCTATGACGCTACGTCAAAATTATTGGCTATTTATGTTGACTTTAGCAGAATTTAAGGGATAAGATTATGAACAAAGTATATAAAACATTAAGTCACATTAACAAAAGTTTAAACCAAAATGAGCTTTATGAAAAAGCAAAAAGCAAAAAAGCATTGGCTTTAGACTCAATCAACTGGCACGGGGATAGATTTACATATAAACAAGCTGGATTAATTCATACTTTATATGCACCAAAAACTTTTGAAAAAATTCTGGACGCAATAGCACCCCCACAATATACTCTGCAAATCCAGAATCAGTTTGTAGAGTTAGTAGGTACAGCTGGACTGTACGGCCCCACAGAGCAATTCCCTTTAGCTGATTATGTTTTTAGCGAAATGTTCAGCGGATCTATTTCTTTCCACTCGGGTTATATGGTAACAGAACAGGAGCTGGGTCAAGCGGCTTTAACGGGATTGGGTATTAACCCCAGAAATTTAAAAACTTTAGCTTGCGAAGAAGCCTTGGCAGATATAAAAGAGTTGATTTTTGGTAGAGGATATGCGGGGGTAGGAAGTGATGTTTTTGGTTTATACAATAATCCTTTGCTAGCTCCGGCTGTAGCTTTACCGAATGGCGCTGGCGGGACACCGCAATGGTCTACAAAGACTGGGGAAGAAATATTGGCAGATATACAAGATGCTATGGATGTTTTTGTGACAAGAGTTTCAAATGTCGAATTAATTAGGTCTATAGAAGTTGTTTGCTTGTTGCCTTTGGCTGCGTATAATGCTTTAGCAAGATCGCAGATGCAAAGTATAACCGGAATTTATCAAAAAACACTATCAATAGTGAATCAAGAATATCCTAATTTAAGATTTATCACAGTGCCGAGAGATGGCTTGTTAAAAAATGGAATTTCTCCCGGTGTCGATATGGGTGTGTTTATGATCAAAAATGTTTCCGCTTTTGACAATGTGTCAACAGACGACAAAGATTCAGCTAAGGCTTACAGGTCTGTAAATGTAATGTTGCCTGAAGATACAACGCACAATGGTCAAAAACATGTCGGCAGAATGATGTATACAGACTACGGAGTGGTTGTTAATAGACCATGGGCGATACATAGAGTAAGTGGCATTTAAATAGTTGTTGCTATTTTTTATTAATTAGTTGTATAATAATTTTATTACAAAACCAAAGCGAGATTTAACCCTCGCTTCTTAGGATTAAAAATTATGGCAAAAAAGAATAAAGTTAGTAGTGAGAGTGCAAGCAATAACTACTATATATTTAGCACAGCAGACTCTAGCTTAAATTTTAAACTTTATAATGACCCAGCTCGTAAAGATAAGATAGTACAAAAAGACATTACGATATGGGGTCGAAATATTGATGCGTATAGATGCGCAAAGGCAGGCTTAGACTATAGTCGAATGGTTGCAAAAAAGATAGAAGAAACAATTATCGAGTTAGAGCCTGTATATAAACAACAATTTGAAGATGCGATTAGATTTTATCAAGAAGCCGGCACTTTATCTGACTTAATAGCTGTAGAAAATATGGCGGGATTAGACACAAAAGAGCTGAGGTGCGATTTAGCTTTAAAAGGCATGCAAGGTAATCAAAGTTTATCAATACCTGAAATGATAGAAAATGCAGTTAAAGTAGGTGCAAAACAGCAAAATATCAATCCTAAAGATATTACTTTAGAAGCTGTAATAACCGACGAGCAAATTAAAGAAGTTGCAGATACTAAGGCTGAAGAGTTGAAGCTGATGAAAGAAAGAGACGAGGAAGGTATAAAATCTCATGTCTAGTTTTGTCTTTGATATTGCAGAGTTTAGACAGACATTGCCAGAATTTGCAGATACGATAATTTATACAGATGCATTTATTACATTAGCGTACAATGTAGCTTTAGCGAGTTATCCTATACCCCAGACAAGCTGCAATCTTGATGATAACCAGTTAAAATATTTGATGTACTATTTGATAGCACATTTTTTATTTATTGACACAAAGTTAAGAAATGGCACTATGCAAGCTGACCAATCGTCAGCTCAGGTGCAAAGCGCTAGCGTGGGTGAGACTTCGGTCACTTTAAAATCCGGATCTGGGGCTGGCGAGTCGTCAACAAGCATCTTATCAACGACAGAGTACGGCAAAAGATACTTAAGACTGTTACGTGCGTCAATGAGTAAGTTTTATTTTACAAGTCAAAGAGTCGCAGGTCAAGAAAATTTGCGAGGTAACTATGGTTTTGGGTTGTGAAAATACTTAAAGATAATACATCTGCTTTTGCTCGTAAACTTAAAGAGTTGAATAAAAAAGCTTTAAGGGTCGGAATATTTGAAAATGCGAAGTATCAAAACGGAGACTCAGTCGCTCAAGTAGCCTCTGACAACGAATTTGGCACTTTAAAAATTCCAGCACGTCCATTTTTTACACCAGCGGTTAATCAGAACGGGCAAAAGTGGCTGTCTGTTATGACAAAAGAAATAGATAAAAGCATTCGAAATGATAGTGATATTAACGTAGGATTAAATCGAGTTGGGCTATTAGCGCAAGGCGATATTCAAAAAAGTTTAGTTGCAGTAACATCTCCGGCACTAGCTCCAGCTACTATTGCAAAAAAAGGATCTAGCAAGCCATTGGTCGATACTGGCATCTTATTATCATCAATAACCTATGCAGTTGTAGATAAATGACTTTTGTTACTCGAATGAATGTAGGTCTTTTAGCGATGCAGACGATCGGAATGCAAAACTTTGGCGTCTATAAATTTTTGGCTAATGTGATTAACTCAGCAGGTGAAAATATTAATAGCTATAGTCCAGCGGTAATAAAATCAGGAAATATCCAACCAGCACAACCTAAAGAGTTGTTAGATTTAGGTCTGAATGCAGGCAAAAAAGATATTGTTATATATACAACAGCAGATATCCAAGGCTTAGAGTCGGACGCACAAATAAGCAATGGAGACTTTATTGCATACAATAACAATTTTTTTAAAGTAATGGCAGTGAGAGATTGGTCAGCACAAAATGGCTGGGTAAAAGCTTATGCAACTTTAGATAATGAGCATGATATAGTATGACTACAGATAGAGATATTGCAACATTAATTCAGTCAACTTTGGTTAATAACTTTACAGACATGGCTGTTGCAAGCCCATTGTTTGGAAATATTATAGTAGCACAAGAGGGACAATTTGATTTGCATAATAAAAGCTCTTTAAATTATGTACTACATCAGCAACTAGACACTAGTTATAATGTTGGTCAAACTACAGCTTATACTAATTCGTCACCTACACAGTTGTCAACAACAACTTGTCAGTTGGTTAAATCTAAATATCAAATATCTTGCTATGGCTATAATACTACAAAATGTATATCTAGCTCTTCTTTAGCTGACATAGTACAGCTGATATTTAATAAGCGATCAGTTGCTCAAGCATTTAAAGACGCTGGTGTGGCAATCATTGGGGTGCCGTTTGTAACAAAATTAATTCAAAAAGACGAATCAAACAGCAATATACATGTTAACATTTTAAATTTAGTGTTATCATATTATATAGAGATTACAGATGTAGTTGATAAAGCTCTTACTTTTGATCATGATATAAGAGTATTTACAGATCACAAAATTTTAAATTAAGGAACAAATAATATGGCAATTAGCTCTAATACAGTAGTGCAAATTGATAGCTCGCTAATCCCTACGTCGCAATCTGCAAATTTAGGGTTTCAGCTGCGGGTTTTTACTCAGTCTAGCCAAATTACAAGCACTATAAATAATAATAGCCCGCTCAGCCTTTTAACTTTTTACGATTATAATTCAGTTTTGCAATATTTTGGGGTCAATGCCGAAGAGTCAAAAGTTGCTTTAGCATACTTTAGGCAAAAAAGCAAGCAAGACGGGTCAACTCCTGCATCTATCCAGTTTCAAAGATGGCAAAAAAATGGATCAGCAGGGATTTTATATGGCTCAAATAGTTTAGCTTTGTTAGCAGATCTGCAAGCATTCACATCTGGTGAGCTAAAAATCACGACTAACACAGTGACAATAACAAGTATAACTGGCTTAGATTTTTCGGCAGACGCATCTTATTCTGATATTGCGACCACTTTACAAACTGCCATTAGAGCTAATGCAGGGCTTGCTGCTATAACAGTTAGTTATAATTCAGTATCTGGCAGATTTGAAATAAGTACTGGTGTTGTTGGCACATCTCAAAGTATCGTCATTACAGCAGGCGCAAGTAATGATGTTGGAGCAGGCTTAGGCTTGTTAAGCGGTACTACTTTTACCGATGGGCAACTTGGTATGTCAGCAATTGATGCGCTTACAGCATCTTTAGAGTTAGATGCGTCGTGTTTCGGCATAGATTTTACATCTGATGCAGGGTTATTAAATAGTGACATAATCGCAGTTGGTCAATATTTGGCGACAGATCCGCACGAACGTAGCTATTTTTTTGGCACTTCAAAAGTTGACGATGCCAATTTATCCGCTTTTGTTACTAGCGTAAGTGGTATTCGTGGCTTTTTTATCATGATAGAGAAAGCAGGCGAGTATCAAAGAGCTGGCTTGCATGGCTCTGTGCATAATATAGATTATACACGCCGAAATACATCAAAAACTATTAAATTTGAGCAGTTGCTAAATATGACTCCTACGGTCACAACTACAGCTGATGCAGTTAGATTAGAAAATTTAAGAGTTAATTTTTTTGGTCAATATAGTTACTTTAAAGATTTTAACCACATTTCCCCGGGCAAATTGCAGGGTAACCCTGACACAGAAATCGTGGAGATGGGGATCTATGCGGGTCATGAATGGCTGAGGCGAGAAATGAAAACCAGATTAATGACAAGATTAGTTAACGGAGCGGCAATCCCGCTGAATGATGAAGGGGTCTCTACTGTATTATCAGTTATTAATACAGTCGCGGGGTTGGGCATAAATAATGGTACAATCATCAAAAATAAAATATTGACCGAATCTGACAAAGATACTATAAGAGTATTTTCTGAGTCTAGTGACGCATACTTAGATTTAACATCAGACGGATATTATGTCAAAGCAACTATCAGCACTTCAGTGCCCAATCAAATAGATTATATATTACTGTATTCGGGGGCTGATAAAGTTAAGAAAATCAAAGCAACTCATACTGTCGTTACCCAAAATTAGGAGATAAAAAATGGCACAAACGATTGGCACAGCAAGGAATTACACAGGAACTTTTATCTTCGACCCAGCTGTTTCTGCGGGGATCCCAGTAGTTGTATCTCAATTTGTTACCGATGAAGGGGCTATTCAATTTGCAGACACTCAAATTTCAGAGCAAATTAGGCTGTCGAACGGGGACACTTTAGTCAACTTAACATTCCCGATAGAGGCTGTAACCTTTGTTTTGGGGGGAGGGACTGATGATGCAAAAAGAATAGATTCTGCAATGCGTGCGGCATATTCGCTGGGGAAAATTGGCAATGTTTCAGCCACTTTCGGGCCGATAGGGAACACAATTTGCCTTGGGTCAGAAGGAGCTATTCAGCAAATCGGGAAATTAATGAGCATGAGTGGCGATGGTGTTATAGAATCATATAGATTCGTCTTGACGTTCGGGAGTCTGAAATTTGTTAGCTTGTAATTTTAAACCAATAGAGGTTTCTATTCCTGTCTTTCAAAGCGATGAAGTGCTAACTAAGCACTTCAGGATTCGGCAATATTCTGCAATCGACGGAGCTAAAATAATGGCGATGTTGCCTGTGTCAGTTTATGATTTTTTGAAGGACTCTACACCCTTAAAGTTATCCACAGATATAGATAATATTTTGTTAAATGTCTTTAAATATATTGATGCGTATATCCCCGAAACTAACAGAACTGTGCTCCTAGCAACGTTGGAAGACATAAATCAATATACTTTTACAGTTGACGTGTTACTAAAGCTCGTGAGCGAAAGCCTGAAAGAGAACTTCGCCCCTTTGCTCAACGGCGGAGCGTTGGACAATATACGTTCCGCCGTAAGATCAACGGCGCAAGAGAGTGTGCAAACGTTGATGGGATGGTTGCAGCAGTCGTTAAGTCAGGCTACGCAAGCTATTATGACCTCAAAATAAAATTAACTATTAGTGACTTATATGATCTATTTGAGATCTATTATGTCGATTTGATTAACCAAGATTTGGCTCATAGACAAGCGGAGCAGGAGAGTAAAAGAAAGTGATAAAATATGGCTAATTTATTAAGCTCTTTACTCGTCGAGCTAGTACCTAAATCTGATAAATTATTATCTAGTTTGTCAGACGTATCTAAAAAATCTCAACAAACAGCTAAAAATATAGAGACAAGCTTGGGCACAAGCTTACTTGACTCTGCTAAAAATGCAGACATCCTTAAGCAATCGATAAATAAAACTTTTGACGCAGCGACCCAAAAAGCCAAAGCAGTAGCAGACGATGTTGGAGGCATAGGCAAAGAGAGCCAAAAATCAAGCGGAGAAGTAGAGAATTTAGGGTCTGCTTTATTACGACTAGCTAAACCTTTAGCTGCAATTTTTGGCATGCAGGCTTTGTCTAATTTAGTGACTAGCACGACAGAAAAGATAGACAAGCTTGGCAAAACGGCTGATTTTTTAGGTTTGGATGTTGGGGAGCTGGACGCCTGGCAAGAAGCCGCAATGAGAGCGGGCGGATCAGCAGAAGGATTAACTGGCACGATTGAATCTTTGTCATCTGCTGCGCAAGAGGTGTCAATTAAGGGTAAGTCTAGGTTAACGCCGTATTTTAAAAGCTTGGGAATAAGTTTAGTTGACTCGCAGAAAAAAGCCAGACCAGCCCTAGATTTATTAAGGGATCTTAGCAGGGTTTTTGAAAAAACCTCAAAAGCTGAAGCTGTCGGCATAGGCAAAAAAATAGGATTAGACCAAGGCACGATTAAACTGTTGCAGATGGGATCTACTAACCTAGATGCGCTGATTGCAAAACAAAAAGCTTTGGGGGTAACATCATTAGAAACGGCTAGAGATTCAGCCACTTTTAATGATAATTTAGCTGATATAGCCCAGATTGCTAGATCGATTAAAGAGGCTGTTGTAGGATTTATAATTAAGCCTTTAAACGCTTTGTTTACTTTGGTCGCTGAAAATAGCACGCTATTTAAAGTGGGGGTAGGCTTGATAGCTACGGCTTTGTTGGCTTATTTTACACCAGCAATTTTGACGGCTACTGCTGCCGCCTATGCTTTTATTGCTCCTATTGCCTTGGCTGTCTTGCCTTTTATCGCTTTAGCTGCGGCTATAGCTTTTATCGTCGATGATATAATCGCATTTAATAAAGGTTATGACTCCTTAGTCGGCAGGATTTTAACAAATAATCCAAGGTTAGCAGAGGCTTTTGTTTATCTGCGAGAGATTATTTTTAAGACTATTGACTTTATAGTCAGCGCCTTTCAAAATTTAATATCTTTTCTAAAAAACCCTAAAGCCGCTTTTGCGTCGCTATCTAAATATATCAGCATTAAAATAGACGAGATTTTAGCAAAATTCCCGACGTTGACAAATGGAGTTAAATCTCTTATAGGTGTATTTGATACACTAAAATCTGCGGTGTCGAGGATATGGGATTTTATTGTCAGTAAAATAACAGGCGGAGTAGATGCAATCAAAGGAGCTATAGGCGGGATAGTTAATGGTGTGGGCTCAGCTGTTAATGCGATATCTGGGTTATTTGATAAGGCAAGCGGAGGCATTACTGCTACTAGCGGAGCTTTAGCTGGTGTAGCTGGCAATATCGCAGGAGTATCGACCACATCACCAATAATTAATAATAGCCAAGCCAGCCAGCGCAATGTGTTTAATGTCGGTGGTATTAATGTTAATACAGCGGCGACGAGCCCAGATGGCATCTCTAGCGCAATGACTAATAGCCTAAGAGGTGAAATTTCAGGCATAGCCGGTCAGTTTGCGTCAGGGAGGCAGAACTAATGGCGATACTTAATAATTTTCTTGCCGGAGCTATTAGTATATACCAATTGTTATTTGGTAATCGCCCTAATTTAATCGGTATTTTTGATGGTAATATACAGATAACATCGGCAGTTGCAGGTTACTCAGTTGATATGTCGTCAGATGTCGCATCTCACAAAATCGAAGATGGCAACTTAATATCTGATCACTCAGTCTATAAGCCTGTAGACGTCACTTTCACCATGGTTTTTGCAGGGCAAGATTTTAGTGCTGCTTATGCTGCGTTAAAAAAAATCTATGAAGATAAAAGGCTAGTAAGGATAGTTACTCACTCAGATAATTATACTGATATGTTGCTGTATAAACTACCGTATTCTTCTTCAGCCGAAAAAGCCAATACAGTTACTATTAACGTTGGGTTTAGACAGATTAAAACAGTTCTTAATAGTTACGTCGCCGGAGAGCAGCAAGTTATTAAGCCAAAAAAACTTCCTGCGACAGCATCAAAATTAAAGAAAACCGTTGAAGGTGGAGAAAAGTCTGGAGTTGTAGCTACAGTCGCTCAAAAATCATCTGCAGCTAAACTGTTAGATTTTGTTAAAAGAAAGATCCAGTAATGTTTAAAATAAGTCTAACGCCAAATGAGCCAAACATCGAAAATGAATACAGCAGCGAAGATGGCGACAGATATATTATTACCATTAAAACTTTAACGACTAATCGCATAGCTATATCAATCAACAGAAATGATGAGTTATTAATAGAAAATAAGTTAGTTGTACCGAATGAGTTAATTTTAGGGCGACATCAGGAAAATCAAAAAGGCAACTTTGCTTTTTTGAGTGAAGATGGGGTATACCCGACGTTTGAGAATGGCTTTGAGTTATGGTGGCTTAGCGATGAAGATTTAGCAGAATTTGTACAAACATGACAAAAATAGATTCTCGTTTACTTACAGCAGTATTAACTATTGATGATAAAAAGATCAATATCAATGATCTGCACATGACTTGCAATATAGTTAGAGTTGCAGCGATAAAAGATAATAAATGCGATCTAAAAATTTATAACTTAAATAAAGATACTCGCAATTATATTTTATCAAATGCTTCTGAGCTATATACTAAACCTAACTCTCCCAAAAAAATACCTCCAAGCATTGAGGTTTATGCTGGGTATTTAAGCACGGGGCTATATAAAATATTTGGAGGTGAAATAACAAAAGCAGCGGTAGGGCAAAGACCAGATATTGCTTTGGATATTGAAGCAAAAACAGCCCAAACTGCAAGAACTCTTTTTGTTGCAAAAACATATAGTCAAAAAATAAACATGAAATCGATCTTAGAAGATATAGCAAAGACCTATAGCTTAATATTGATTTTTGAAGCAACAGATAGAGATATTTCGAATTACAGTTTTACTGGATCTTTATCTCAGCAAATAGCAAATTTAGCGATTATAACTAATGCTAGCATATACATAGACAACCGGAATTTAATAGCGCAAGATAAAAATATTGCTTTAGACAATGCTGTTAAGGTTGTTAATAAAAAAACTGGCATGCTTGAAGTCCCTTTTTTAAATGAGTATGGAGTAGTTGTTAAAACTTTATTTGATGGTGGTTTAAAATTAGGTGGTACCCTTAGGCTGACCAGCGAAGAGAACCCGACGACTGATGGAGATTGGGTTGTCAAGAAATTAACGTATCAGTTAAGTAATTTTGACAATGATTTTTACATGCAGATTGAGTCGGGGATACCCGCAAAAAAGGAAAAGAAAGCGAAAAAGAAAAAAGAAGCGTCAGAAATTGACATTCGGGCAAACAATGTGTTAAGATATTTATAAATATAAATGAATCATTTAAAATATGCAATTTAAAACAATAAACCCTCCCCTCCCATTTTGGGGTAACAAAAAAAAGATGTCAAAGTTATTTCAGCAAGTCATCTTAGATAACTTTGACGAGACAAATGTCTATATAGATTTATTCGGCGGTGCTGGCGTATTGAGCAAATCGATAAAGACAGTATACCCTACAGCTACAGTTATATATAATGACTTTGACGGTTATCGTAACATGTGTCAACATGTTGATGTTTTAAACGTAGGATTAGCTATTGTTAAAAACACATTAGTAGAGTTTGATCAAGTTAGATACTATAAAATTAATCAAGAATGCCGGCAGATGCTGATAACCCAATTAAGCGAGTGGGCTGATCT